TACCTAATTTAGCTGCTTCTCCAAATGCAATATCTTCTCTTTCTTTTACATCATTTGTTGCAAAAAACTTTTGCCATGCTGCTGATGTTTCATCTGGCATTTGACCTGTAATGTTATTCCATTGTTGTCTAAAACCACCTGCTGCAGTTTCGTATGATTTTACATTTGTACCTTGAAACTGTGAATACTTAGTTTGGAATGCAGCTTCTACTTGTGGTATAAACACTTCGCTATACCATGCGGGATTAGCTTGTGCTTCTTTGTATATAGCTTCTAAGTCATAGTTTTCACTAGAACCAGGTCCCATAATATTATCTATACCTAATGCTAAATCTCTTGTAGCAAGTATTGTGTCAAAACTTTGTCCTGTTAATACAGCTTGTACTTCTGGATCTAATGTGTATCTAATACGATCATTTACCATCTTATCTAATATCTTGCCTAGCTCATCACCATCTTTTATAGTTCCTTTACTAAACAAATTAGTTAAACCTGCAACTACATCTGCATTTATTGTTTGCACACCACGTGCAATCATACCGTCAACTATTGTTTGTTGTGTATTTAAAACATTTTCTTTATACTGTGCAGGATCTTTTGCAAACAATGTAGCTGCTGCACGTTCTGTAGGTGTATGTGTTTTCCACCATGTTGTTCTTTGTAAATCTGCTTCTCTAACTTGTTTACCTTCTAGTGCATTTTCTATAGCTATAGCTAAGAAATCTAATCTACCATCTTCGTCTTCTGACAATATCCACTCACTATATTTAGCTTCTTCTTTTAATGCTTCTACTAAGTGATCATAAGGTTCTGCACCTGGTTCTGCTGTAGAAAACAATAACTGATTAGCATTACCAAAGTAAAAGCTATTACCATAGTCTTGTCCTGTAATACTTGATGTACCTTCAATAATATTAAAGTCACTATCTACAACAACATTTGCTACTAAATTATTTCCTGCTACTTTTTCTTTTACTGCGTTCCAATCTGATATTTCGTAACGCCATGTAAACACTCCCCCGCTTCCTTCAAAGCTAGGTAATTGTGCAACAAGATAGAATTTACTACCAAATTCTGTCAATTCTTCCCATATCTCAAAGTCTTTAGATATAGTGTTTATAAGTCTATTTGCTGATTTATCTTGTACTGCCATTAATATTGTCCACTAAATGTCCTACTTATTCTATCATACATAGGATCTCTTTCTTTCTCTTTTGTTTGCCCTGATGTCAATGTTTTACCTAATGTATCTTCAATAGGTACATAGCCAAAACCTGTAACTGCACCAGTATCGCCTACTTCACTTATAAGTTTTCCTGCTTTTTTTAATACTATATCTGTTGGTGATACGGCTTCTATCCAATCTAATGATTTATTTACTCTTTGCCAATCATATTCGTAATCGTCTAAATTTATTTTATATCCTGCTGCGCCTGCCATAGTTTCCAACATATTGTTTGCTTGGTTTTTTACAAATGTATCTATGTCTGGTGCAAAACCATAGGCTAATCCTGCAGTCATAACAAATGTTTCATAGTAATCTAATGCTTCCATAATAGCTGCACCGATAGGTCCACCTGCTAATGGATTTATTACTCCTAATCTTTTACCTAAATTTTTACCTCTGTCTGCTATTCTTTTTTTAGCTTTTTCTTTTAGTGTTTGTTCAGGATTTATAATGTTTATAATTTCATCTGACAATGTGTTTATGTTGCCAGTGCCTTTGACAGTGGGAATAACATTATCATTTAAAAATAATATACGTGCGTCTTTTGACGTAGATACAGTTCTGTCCATGTTTCTCATGCCTGACATAATGTAATCACTTTCTATATGTTTAGTAACATTTTCAGGTATATCCAATACCTGTGTTGTGTCAACATCACTATATAAATTAAGTGGTTTCATAAATGTCTCTGTTTGTTTTCTATCTACTTCGAGTTGAAACTTAATTTGATCTGTTGTATTAGCAGGTTGTATATCTACAATGTCTCCATTTAATATAATATAACTTTTCTGACCTTTATCTTCTACAACATTTGTATAAGACAGCATGTCAGCATTACCAAATTCATCTAAAAACTCACTGCCGTTGTATAAATTTTTTGATTTAGCTAATGCTTGATTTGGACTGATAATACCATCACTTACTTGGTCTGCAGTTGCAATGTCTAACTCTGCAATAAAACCACCTGCACTAACACCTTTCCAATCTAAATTACCATCATATCCTGCAACATATCTTTGTAGATTATTTGCCATATTATCAGCGTCAGACAAACGAATATGTGTACCATCAAAAGTTAGATATACTTCACCAATGTCTTTAAATTTAGCTTGCACTGCTTCTGGTTTCATAGTTATTTCATACAAAATATCATTTGTAAAATACTCTGGTGTGTTCAATTTACTTTGACTTTTTATCCAACTATCAAATTGTGGTCCAGAATATACCTCATCAACTTGTCCTAAGTCATCGAAATCAACATAAGCATATTCTTGTGTCTCAATAATATCTGGTTTCCTGCCTTGCAATGTGCTTCTTATTACGTCATCAGACCAAAATAATCTCATTGTAGCTCTATCATCTTCCATAAAACCCATTATTCTAACTTCGTGTATATATGGTTTATCTGTATTTAATTTATAAAAAATACTCTCATCATAAAATAAAGGATTTGATCTGCTACTATCAAATGTTTTTTTATAGTCTTCTGCTGCAATCATAAAATCACTACTGTAATTTTCTAATTTATCATCAACATATTGTCCTGCAGTTTTAATAATTTTATTTATATTGTCGTCACCAAAAGTTCCTGCTCTTCTGTCTACAGCAGCATTGTATGTACCAACGTGAAATCCTATATCGTAATTTATATTATCTGCTGCTATTACGCCTTTTGGTCCTTTTATAAAACCACCTGAACCATGATATAATTTTTTTGGTGGCAAATTATCTGGTACTGGTATTTGTTCAACCATTTTTACCAAACCATTTATTAAATTTCTGTATTACTGCATTTCCTAAAACACCGTGTTTTGGTGGTTTTTCTCCTGGTGCTAAACCTAATATATCATTTATTTTATTTTCGTATGCAATACCTAGTTCTTCCATTTTTGTTAAAAAACCTTCTAATTTATCTTTTTCTTTTTTTGGATTTGGTGGTGTGTATATATCAAATGGATAACCTGCCTGTGTTTTACCTGGCATTGTTGTGGTTGTAGTTGTTGGTAAATTTACAGGTCCCATTGTTGTAGTTGTTGGTATATATTGTGAATAGTCAAATAAAAACTCTTCTTCATCTACTAATCTATTTTCTAAACCTTTAATAACATTAGGATCACTTTCCGCTATTGTTTTTGCCATAAATTTTGTAATAGTATTTCTATCTCTTTTACTTACAGCTTCGTACAGTGATTTACCTACTATGTCATTACCTCTGTTAAATGTAGCAATAATTAAATAATCAAACTCTCTTTGTGATAATGGCGTATTGTAATTGACCATACGATTATAAACATTCTTTTCAAACTCTTGTAAATCTTGTACTAATAATTCTTCAGCTTCTTCTGCTGTAATTACCATGCCTTCTTTTACAGGTACACCACTACTTCTACCTGTATGTCCGTAACCAATAGTCCAATTACCTGCACCATCATCATACGCTTCTAGTTCTATTTTTTCTTTATCTTTTAAAAAGTCAATAGCAGCTTGTGATGTTTTGTGTTCTATAATTTCAGTTTCGTCTTGTGGTACTTCGTTATTAAAAACACCTATAGGTGATAAATAATTTACTTGTCCTGTATAGTCAGATACATCAACCACTAGCCAACCTGGACATGCTATCAAGAGTGCCAAACAAGTAGCTAAGATCATTTCTTTCCTTCGTTGCTTGCTCTGTTGCTCGTACCTCTGCACCTAATACACTGTCTGCATACTCTTGCAAACTAGCTGTTGGTGTTTCAGGTACTGTCAAATTCTTATCTGCACCAGGAAACATACGTTGTGCTAAGTCATAATTCTTATTAAAGTTAGCAACTGCAGTTTCATAGTCTTTACTTGCTTCAGTATAGAAGTCTGCAAAAGCTACCATTTCTGCTTCTGATAATTCTCTATCAACACCTATTGCACTTAACGCACCATCTATCTCTGCCTTAATTTGTGTAGGGCTTGGCTCTACAAATACTTTAGGAAGTAATGGTGGTCTCTTGTATAGTCTTGCTTTCTCTTCTGTTAGATGTGTTCCAATATCTGCTAATTCATAGTTAGCATTAGTCATGGCTTCTAGCATAGCTCTCTGGCTTGCTGATCCCCAACTACCTTGTTCAAAAAACCATTCGTCATAGGTTAAGTAACCTGCTTGTAATAAATCTGTTTGTACTGCTAATCTCTCTTGTGGCAACATGTTGTAACCAATTTGTATATGATCTTGTCCGCCATACTGTTTAGCTGCTTGTTCTTCTGTAAGTGTTATTGTCTCTGCTGCTAAATCACCAGGTGTAAGTTCTCTGCCTTCTTCAAACACTGCTGCTAGGTCTGGATTTTTATATACCGTATATCCAGGAGTAATACCACCAAATAATCCGTATGAAGCTACGTCTTGTGATTGTCCTATAATTGCTGCCTTTGCTTGTTCTACTATTGCTGCTTCTTGGCTTTGTATAAGTGTGTAACCACCATCAAGTTGTCCTTCTGACAATGCTACAAATTCACTGTCTGTTACTGTAAGTTTTTCTACTTCACCAGTTGCATTGTTAATTTTTGTAATAGCACCGCCTGCTTCTTTAACAGTCTTGTATGTATTGTCAGATATATCTTTTACTCTGTTGTTATACTCACCACTAAATTCATATTTACCTGGATCACCAGACATTATTGGTTCATACAAAACAGTTGGTTCTGCTCGAAATCCTTGCTTAGGTACTTTTGTTCTACCAGGATCAGTCTCTCTAAATATTTGCATAGTGTCTTCTGGATTGTCATAATTCTTTTTATATCTGTCATATTCACCAGATGAAAACAATACAACACCTTTACCTCCGCCTGGTTTAACTAATGCACCAATTTGACCTGTAGCGTCATACCATTCATCTAACTTATTTACAAGATAATCAAAATACTCTTGGCTCTCTTCTGCTGCTTTTATACCTGCAGAGACATCAAGTCCTTCTAATATGTCTGCACGTATATCAAGTGGTGTATTTACTAACCATGCTGTGTATTGTCCAGGTGCGTAACCTGCAGGTGTTCCTTCTAATTCAACACTTGCAATAGCTTCGTTAAGTGCGTTAGTCATAACATTCTTAGTTGTTCTGTTAATGCCTAAGCCAGTTTCAGCTTGTCTATTTAAACTTTGATCGTATATAGCTAATGCAGTATTTACTTTTGCAATAAACAATGCGTCTGATATGCCTTCTTTAACAAGACCATTTAATTCTTTTGCAAATTCAGAACTATCATCTAATTGTCTTTGCGCTTTTATACTGTCTACGAGTGCTTGCTTATATTCTTCTGTCACGCTTCTCCCTGCTGTACGGGCAAATATGCACCGTATTCTAACATTGTATCATAATCGTACTCCAAATCCTCTAAGAACTGTGTTCTTTCTTGGAATAAAGGTAATAGTAAGTTTTGTGCTATTACGTAAAAGTCATCATTACTAACAGATATTTGACCTATAAAATCTCTAAGTTGTTGTCTTTCAAGTAACATTGTACGTGATGTACGCCAACCATTTGCTGATAATCCACGACCTAATGATTTCTTTTCTAATATTTTTATATAATCTAATACTTGTGCAACTGCTTGTCCTGTCTCTGATCCACGTAATTTAGGTTCATCTTCCCATCTTTTTAGTTCTTCAAACTGTTGGTCTAATGTTCCTCGTTGTGGTAATCCTGGTATTGTTGTGTCAAATCCAGGAAACCTTTGTGCTGCTACATTTCTTTTAACAGCAAGTAATCTACTTCTTTGCTTTGCTTGGTATGGATCTGTTATATCAAACTGTTGTAATGTTGCTATACGTTCTTCTTCCATATAAAACTCACCTAATCTTTGGTTACGTGTAGCAACCCATTCTTCTGGTGTTAATGGTTCTCTTTGCTCATTGTATATAGTTCTTGTATATGCTTCGTAATCAAAAGCACCACCACCGCCATTAGGTACAGCGTAAAATGCAGTAAGTTTATATTCATCAAATAACTCTGGATTTTCTTTTTCAAACTGTACACCACGCTCATCTACTGGTCTAGGTTCTACAACAATAGATTTAGGTGTAGATATATCTAAAGGATTAAAACCAAACTCATCTATAAAATATTTAGTTGCAGAATAGTTATCACCTGGTGCATATAAGAAATCACCGCTAACTGGATCTTTAGGTGGTGTCTCTATAAGTTCTCTGTATCTATCTGCAAGTATTTGCATAGAATATAATGATCCTGCATTTCTTGGATCACCTATATCAAAACGTGGATTTAATCCTGTAGGACCAACAAACTGTGAAAATGCTTTAATCATAGTTAAATTTTTACCAATAGAACGTGCCTTCTCTAATAATCTTTGTTGTGCTTCTGGTGTCATATCATCTTCACCATTAGCTTTTAATACTCTATATACATCAATAGTTGTGTTAGCAGCAATACGTGATAACTCACCTGGTGCTGCGTCTTCATTAAATGCAAACATTGCACGTCCTGCATTTTTTAACCACGCAGGTACACCTGCTTCTTGTACTAAATCACCAATATTTTTTACTCTTGGTAAACCGTATGGAAATAAAAACTTTTGTGTCTCCTCAAATTTAGGTGTACCTTCTAGTACAAATGACGCAGGTATAGCTGCTACTGGACCAATACCAGGAACAACTTCTAATGCTAAGTTAAGAGAACCTGCATATCCTGGCAGTCTTACACCAACATTTCTGTCTGCACCAAACAATGCGTCAGATACTAACTCATTAACTATTGGATAATAAAATACTTCTTCACCAGTTATTTCATCTTCAGCTAAAAATCCTTCACCTTCTACAGGACTAAATGGATTTTCGTCTCTAAGTGCTTGTACTGTTACTTGACCTCTTCTAGCTATTTCTGGATTTTCTTTTAATAACTTTGCCCATGTAGTTAAAATTTCTACGTATGCTTCACCAAAAGGAAATATACCTCTAAGATTGTAGGTTATCTTACTACGTTTACTTAGATCGTAAAGTAAGTCTTGTAACTCTGACAATGCAATAGATTTAGCAAAATTGTCAATATATTCTGCGTCTATAAACCCATCATCAAAACCTGCAAGAGTTCCTAGATATTCTATTTCTCTACCTTCTTCTGCTGTGTAATTATCTAAATCACGAATAAGATCATCTTTTTGTTTTGTTAATGCTTGTATTTCATCTTCGTCTATAGCATTAGCAATTTTGTCATCTATATCGTCTATTTCTGCTTGACCTTTTCTTCTAACTTTTTGTAAATCATTTGTCATCTTTTGTATTTCATCTGTGTTGTCTACAAACTTAGTTCCTAGTTTTGCGTCTGCTTCGTTTAACTCTTTTACTCTACGTTCAAACATATCTAAATTTATTTCTGTATCTGCTTTACGTAGTTTTTGTGCAGGTAAACCTATATCAGCTTTTATACTGCTTAGTAAATTTTCGTTAGGTATATTAGATTTTCTTGCACCAGACACTTTTATTGTTTTACCACCTGCTCTATAATTTTTACCTTCTAATAAAACTGTACGCATAGCAGGTGTCATACGTGGTAGTAAGTCATAAACTGCACGCCAATATGCTTGTCTAAATACTGGTGATCTTGAAGCGTTATCTGTACGTTGTCCCATAATAACGTCAAAACCATTTTCTATAAATCGTTCTAACCATTTACTATCATCTAATAAAGTACCTTCTATAGGTGCTGTAACAAGTTCTGGTAGGCTATCTCCATATTCTTCTATTATTGTGTCGTAATATTTATTAGCTGCTTTACGCATAGACTTGTCATCTAGCTTTGTAAAACCTTTTCCAAATATTGCAAACAAATCATCTAATGTTTCTATACCAGTTAAACCATCTAATTCAGGTATAAAATATTTCATTTCACCACCTACTTCTATAGTTTCTGTAGCTTGTTTAATTTGTTGCGGTGTAGGATTATTTATCCATACGCCTTTATCGCTTTGTTTTGCAATCTTACCTAATTTACCACTTATCATCATGTCGTATAAATCTTCATTACGTGGTCTATCTATACGCAACGGAAACGGATTTTTACTAAAATCTATTTCATCAAAATCAAATTTATTTAATAAATCATCTAACACTGCAAGGTCTTCATCAAAAGCACCGCCTGCTACCTGCTGTAACCTAGCTTCTATAGATTTAGCGTAAACATATCTACCACCTGCTGTTTGCATAATATCTTCATATCTTGATCCACCTTTTGCATACTCTTCTATTACTTTTTTAGCTGCAGGACTTTCGCCTTTTACCCATTCTTTTAATTTGTTTTGTCTTGCTACTGGATTGTTTTTACCTTTAAATAACAATTCGTATAAATCATCTTGATATATTTTTGCTACTTCATTTGTCCATGCTCTTACAAATTTATTTGCACTTGCTTTATCTCCTGCATTTAGTCCTGCAAAAGATTGTGTTTTTTCTAATATATCGTAATCATGAGGTCCTGCTTTTTTACGCCTACCTTGTTGTCTTCTTTGTGATCTTTGCGCACCACCAAATGCTTCGTCATTATTGTTAGCACCACGCATACGTGATGATCCTTGTTTCCACTCTAAACTTTCTGCAAGTGGATCTCCAAACAAATCTTTAAACTCAACATTTTTTTGTGTCCATTTTTTTGCTTGTGCAGCGTCTGTTTTTTTAAGTAAAGATAAAGAAATTAAAGACAATGGTCTTGAAAATATATTGTCATAACCTCTTGTATACATACGTAACTGTTCTTCTCCAACTACACGTAGCAACCATGCACCACGTAACAATACAGCAGGTTTCCAAAACTCTGTGTAATACCAGTCTATATTTTTACCAACAATCCCTTTTTGCATTGATTTAGGATATTTTCCTATAAAGTCATCAAATGCTTTTGTACCACCTAATTTATTTCTAAGTATTGACATAGAGTTCATAGCTTTAGCTAGCTGTCCTGCGTCTGGCATAGGTATAGTTCTATTAATAAATTCTGTAGTAAGGTGTGCGTCTGCTATTGGTCTCATTTTACCTTCTACTACAACAGGTTTCATTTTCATACCTGCATGTCTAACATTTTCACCTGTATATGCGTCTATAAAGTATTTACGCATGTCATCAAATGTTTCACTAAATATACGTGTAAATGCTGCAGCGTCTCTTGCGTCAACTTTATAGTTATCTACTAAATCTTTACCTACCTCATCTAACATTTCAGTAGCAACTCTAAATAAACCTGCTTGATCACCATTTTCTAATACCATAGCTTGTTTTAATAATCTGTCTTTTGTATTTCTGTTTAAATCAGAATTGTCTAACCATTTTTTTATTTCATCAAAAGATTGTTCTATATTTTCGCTATCTAAATAACGTGCAGGTAAATCTTTAGTATAAGTTGCCATAATACGTGCAGCTCTACTATTGCTATCCATCATTGAAAGTTTTACAACTTTTTTTGCACCAAACAACTGACCTGTGCCTTCAGGTACGTTTTTAGATATTGCTTCTGTTGCACCGCCTAAAAATCTACCTATTGCACCTACAGTAGGTTTTGTTGTTCCAAATGGTAAATCTCTAAAACCTATAGATTGATCTACAAGTTCTGCCATATTTATAATTTTTTCGTCTGCTGTCTTTGTAAAGTCTTGTGATATATTCATAAAACGTTGTACTACTTTTGGATCTGTTATACCTGTAATATCCATAAACTTGCTTTCTGATTGCAAATTAGATAAATATTTTATAAACTTCATGCCACCTGGATCTTTGTTTAAATAATCTGTAACAGACTTAGGTGACATAAACGGTAGTCCCCAACCTCTTTTAACTAAACCTAATTGTGCTTTTTCTGCGTCTGTAAACTTTGTATCAGTTTTTTTAATCATGTTTATAAGGTTGTCACTAGGTGCAAGTGTTTTTCTTGATTTAGCTAATGCGCCTGCGCCTAATGTAAGATAGTTTGCAGGATCTAAAAACAATGCTTTACCTGCGTCTAATAATCCTGATACAACGTTAAAACCTTTTGTGCCAGGTTCTGTCATACCTAATGCAACTGTTCTACCTAAAGATATAGGTACAGCTACTTCTTCACCAGTTCCTAATTCTCTTGTAATAGTAAACTGACCACTGTCTTCTTGCATACGTCTATCTATTTCTGTAATAGCAGAACCTAATTGATTTTGTATGATGTTTTGCGCACGTGTATTGTCAAAGCCAGATTGTATAAGATATTTATATTCGTCATAATATTTACTGTTTGGATTGTCTGGATCAAATACATCAGAGTTTGGTAACAAACCGTCACCTAAATTAACCTCTTTACCTTGTGCTAAATTACTAAACACTTGTCTAACGGTTGATTTACCTGACTGCTTGTATGCTTCTGCAAATGTAAGATCCTCTGCTTTGTCACCTATAGTTGCAGCAATCATAGAGTTAATTGGTCTGTCTACAGATGTTCTATATAAATCTTCTAATGCAAGTAATCCAAATCTTACTGCACCTTTTAATGGATCAAATACTTTATCTACTAATGATTTTTTATTATGTTCTAATATTCTTTCTGACAATGTACGTAATACTTCTGCTTCTGGTTTTACTTGTAACATTGTAAGAGACGTAATAACATCTGGTGAAAAGTTAGGATATAACTGTGCTATTGCTGTTGCACGTTGTGCGTCTTCTTTTGTTACACTAGCTTGCGCTCTGTTCCATTGTGTTTTTCTAGCTTGTAACTCTTTATATAAGTCTTGTTCTGACTTAGGATTGTCAAAATGAAATACACCCATGTGTTATCCGAATTGTTGTGGCGTTCTATTTATTTTTTGTTCCGCAAACTGTAACAAACTTATAAGTTCTGATGAAGGATTTATTTGTGCCATAGCTCTAATTAACATAACATCATCTGGTTCTAATAAGCTACTTTCCTGTGCTTGCATGCTAGATGGTGTATTTATAGGCGTACCATCACCTTCTGCAAATATATCACCTACTGCAGGTGGTACAGGTTGTAATTCTTGTTGTGGTTGTTCTGCAGGTGCAGCAACTGTTGCCGCAGGTTGTTCTACATTGCCTTGCCTAACTTGTTCTACAAGTGCTTTTTCTTCTCCTGCACTTTCATTAATCATTCCTCTAACATCTTCGATTGTAGGTGCTTGGGGATCTGTTCTTCTTGATAATTTTCCTGGTCCAGAAACAGCAGCAGGTCTTTTTACTCCACCTCTTCTGCCACGTTCTCTACTACTACCATTCGCCATCTATATCCTCCTGTTTTCCAAACCAAATTAACAAACCATTTGGTATATATTGAACTATCATTCCTTGTGGCATATCTGTAATTACTGGCTCTTCTGCATACATTTCATCTTCATGATCTGCTATAGCTTCTTCTGTTTTTTGCCATACATCTACTAAACAGTTATTTACAATTTCACTAAATTTGTAATTGTTAACTTCTCTATCATTAAAAGGATTAGCCACCTTGTACACCTCCTAGTAGTAAAGATCTTATATCTGGTGCAGGTCCTTGTGGTACTGGTACTTGTCCTCCACCTAATGCTTGCTCTAATAATGCAGCTTCACCTTCTGGTACCTCTGGTTCTTCTGCTGTGTAAAACTTATCAAGTATAGATTGCATAGAGTTTGGATTTTTGTATATCTGTACAAGTGCCATAGTTGCTTTAGGATCGCCTTGACTTGCTTGTACTTTTAGTGTTTCAAACAATGTACGTTCTGCTTCGTCTTTTAATATTCTATCGTTTATCTTTTGTACGTTATCTAGTCCGTCCATGTTTTCTTGCAAAGTCTCTTTGTCAATAATACCTGCTTGTAATAATTGTAATCCAGAGACAATCTTTGTTGGTTCATCAAAACCTGCCATAACACCATACATACGTCTA